GTCCATCGGTCCAACCTGAAAAACACGAGTTTTTCCAATTGCCACTTTCTCCAAGGGACGAGCTTCATCTTTCAGAGTCGAAACAAACATTGTAGGAACTTGCAAATACTCTGCAGCATAGGCAATTCTTTCCTCAACTTCTGCCAACAACTCAGGAACCATTGAAAATTTGTTTCCTTGCTCAGTAGCTTCTACAGTAATCCACCTTTTCTTTCCAGAAGAAGCATCCAATGTTGTATAGGGAAATCCTGGAGAAGTGTTAATATCAATTTGCCGCATGTTTTTATAACCATTTAAGGTTTCATCCCATGTTAGCAAACGTCTATCACTCTTGACCATTGCTTTCCTCTCATTATCAATGACTACTGAATCAATAGCATCCTTCAACAAAACTTCTGGAAACATGTGACCACTTCTTGCCATTTTCAAAATACCCTTTGCCAATGGTGAAATCACTTCACCCTCTTCATTCCTAAAGGGAACAAGAGCAGCTGGAGCATTTGGTGACGGACCTAAATCCCTATCCATAGCTTGAGCAAATGCACTCTTCCGCACTTTTGATTTTGTGGCTGGTGTTTGTGCAACACGCACCACTCCAACACCTGTTTCCATGTGTCCTGCCTTTCCAAGCACATCCAATTTCTCCATAATCTTATCATCATGTTTTGCCAAACGTGACTGTCCTTCCTGAGTACATTCAAAAGGAATTTTATGTGGCTCAGCTGCAAAATAATCATATGCTTCTTTCACATCTTCATATGAAATTTTCTCCGAATATCCAGTACCCGTATTTGGCGAACCAGCTGTGTGAAAGCCAAGAATCTTTTGAGTGTACTTACTATCAGCATGGAACAAAACCATTCCACAATCTCCAGCAACAGTCGAAACTCGACTATACTTATATCCACTCTTTGACTCAACCTCCATATGTTTCCAATATTGATTCTTATAACACTCTGAAGTGAGCAGTCGATACTTGTGATTCTTCGCCAATTGTGTCTGACTCACAGTAATCAAACTTGGATTCTGTGACGGTCCATATTTTGCACTACGATAGCCGTACAAATAACAACCCGATAAATCAGGTGTCGCATTCTCATGCAAAAACTGCTCTATCATCAG